ACACAGGTATTATAGTTAATAATGAAAAAAGATTAGCTAGGTTATCAGGTAAAGTTGCTGTTGTAAAAGTTGGGGCTAATTCCGAAGTTGAATTAAAAGAAAAACGTGATAGAGTTGAAGATGCTATCTGTGCTACCAAAGCTGCTATTAAAGAAGGTATTGTACCTGGTGGTGGTATTGCTTTATTAAACGCATCAGAAAAAATAGAAACTTCAAACTCTTTAGAAAAAATACTTTTACGAGCTATTAAATCTCCTTTCAATACAATACTTGCTAATGCTGGTATTAAAAATGAAAAGTATTTTAATAAAGAAGGTAAAGGTTTAAACGTTGTTACAGGAGATATGGTAAATATGATTGAGTCAGGGATTATTGATCCTTTACTCGTCACAAAAAGTGCATTAAAAAATGCTAGCTCTGTGGCTAGAACTATTTTATCAACCGATTGTGTAATCAATAATCTTAGAATTAATGAAAGCAATAGGTAGTAATTTAATAGTAGACATGACAAAACAAGGCGTCTCTGAAACAAAAGGCGGTTTGTTTTTAGCAGAAAAACAACGAGAAGATATAAGATATGCTGAGGGCACTGTATTATCAGTAGGCTCTAATGTTGTAGGAATTAAAAAAAATGATGTTATTTATTTTGATAAAAATAATGCGCATCAAATAGAAATTAAAAAAGATATATATCAAGTTGTTAACATAGCACACGTAGTTGTTGTGTTATGAGATTAGAACCAAGTGATATTAGAAATCAAAATCTTTTAAAACATTACAGAGTCATAAGAAAATGGGCTTGTAAGAATAATGATTTAAACGATGCTGATTTAGAATTACTAATTTATTTCGATTGCATGGATCTTTTCACTAGAGAAGATTTTAAAATCGGTACATATTCTTATAGTTGGGACAACAGACGCTGGAACAGATTACTTAAACAAGGTTGGATAACGGTTTGGAGAAAACATAACCGCACAACGCAAAAGTATAATATTTATAAAGTTTCCTTTAAGTGTAAACAACTAATAAGTCGCATGTACCGTATCATGCTTGGTAAAGAAGATATACCAACTTCTACTACTAGAAATAAAATAATGAAAGGTAAAACTTATATAGACAAAGTTATGATTACGTCTATAAACCACGTTAATAAAGATAAAAACAGATAATCATGGGAAAAAAAGAAAAAGAAGTTAAAAAAGAATCTTCATATAATAAAGTGATTCTTAAAAAAATTGAAAAGCTTAAGGCTAAATTAAAATAATGGGATTATTTTCATCTATAGCAACTTCAGCAATTAAAGGCCTGGGTAACATAAAAAAAGGTGGTCAATCAGACACATCAAAACCTTTTCATACCCATGACTCAAGCCCAAAAAATAAACAAGCTTCTATAGAAACAGATATAACTGTTGGCGACGTTTCTAGACCAGATGCAAGTTTTATGGGTAAAAATCAAGTTGATAGTTTTAAAACATTAACTGATCCTTTATCTGTAGATAGAGGTGGTAGAACAGTTGCTCGGCCAGATGGTTTAGATAAAGTAGGTGTGTTACCTGCTATGAATCCTCCAATGGCTGTACCTGTAGATATAGATCAAAAAGGAATTAATAGTTTGTACGCTGATAAAATATAAATATTATGATAAAAAAACCAGGACAAAACGGACAAAATGCTATATGGGACTCAGGTCTAGCAAAAGAAGGTAGAACGCTTGTAAAAGGTAATTCAAGATATGGTGACAACTGTATGGAGGTTATGAAAGCTGATACACCTTATAAAGCAGGACCAATTAGTTCTTTAGCAAAGTAAAAACTCACTAAAATGAGTGATAGAATAAGTGAACATATCTCGCTTAAAGAAGGGATTAAATCTCATACAGCCACTAGGTTAAATATTGATAATACACCTCGTGATTTAGATTTAATTAACATGAAAACTATTGCTGAAAAAGTATTTGAACCTTTACGTAAATTTGTAGGTGGTCCAATTGCTATTAATAGTTTCTATCGCTCACCCAAATTAAATTCTGCTATTGGCGGAAGTACATCCTCACAACATTGTATTGGTTGTGCAATTGACATAGATGATAAATATGGTTATAAAACTAATGCAGAAATGTATGAGTACATTAAAAATAATTTAGATTATGATCAGATGATTTGGGAGTTTGGAACAGAAAATAATCCAGACTGGGTACATGTAAGTTATATATCAGAAGATGTTAATAGAAGAAGATGTTTACAAGCTTATAAAGAAAATGGTAAAACAAAATATAAAGTAATATAATGGCATACGTACAGCATAGATCTCCTTTTACAAAACTTAGAAAAACAACTAAAGGTGAAGGAAGAAATTTTAGAAGTGCTGAAGAAGGTGCTGGTATGACCAACAAAGGTGTTGAAGAATATAAAAAACAAAACCCTGGTAGTGAATTAAAAACCGCAGTAACAGGTAAAGTTAAACCTGGTAGCAAAGCTGCTGGAAGAAGAAAATCGTTTTGTGCTAGATCAAGAGGTTGGAAAGGTGAAAGAGGTAGAGCTGCTAGACGTAGATGGAAATGTTAAATAAAAAAAAAAAAATAAAACATTATGATTAGAAATTATTATACTGAAGCTTTTAAAGGTGGTGTTACACCAGTTGTCAGTGGTACTCAATTAATTGATGGTACGGTTAAAATAACGGAATCAACAACAGCAACATCAGTTACTAATGCAGCTACGTCTGTAACTATAGTACTAACACTTAATGCTTCTATAAAAAGAGGTATGTATATTACAGGACCTACAGTGGCTCCTAGTCCAATAACTATAAATGATAATCTTATAGTTGAGCAAGTTGTACATGCAACTAACACTACAGTAACATTAAGCAAACCTATTCAAATGAATGCTGGTCAAACATTAACATTTTTTAATGTAAACCAAAATAGTTGGAAAGAATATAGTTTATATGTAGGTATTTCACCAGAACAAGGTAATAGTTTTGGATCAGTAACTAGTGCAACAGCAAATTTGTCAGCTGCTGCTCAAAAAGTTGTAACTTATAAGGTTGCTAATCCATATATTCAGTCAGGAATGAATGTTTATGATGATGGTGTTTTAGTTGGAGTTGTTGATGTGGTAAATACTGCTAACCAACTAACGTTAGTAGATAACTTAGCTGCTCTTATAGCTAACGATTCAGTTTTGACTTTTTCATTTAGTGTGTTACCAAGTATATCTGTTTTAACTGTTGACAACCAAACAATGACATTTAATAATCCTGCTCAAGGATTTGTATTGCCAGTTTCAGTTGTTCAAGTAACTGCAGTAGCCGGAGGTATAACGGCTGCAAGTTTAATTGCATTACACTAGTATTATGGCTTATATACAATCTCCATTATTAAAAAAGTTTCCTGAAATAAAAGAAAGTAATAAAGGCAAATTTACAGCTTGGGCTAAAAAGAACGGTTTTAAAGATGCTTGTTCTGCTGCTAGTGCTGTAATGTCAAAACAAAAAGAATATTCACCGGCGGTGGTCAAAATGGCTAACTACGCTAAAAACTTCGGATGTAAATCCAAATAAAAAAAAACTATGGATACAAAAATTACTAAAGGTAATGTGAAGTCTGCCATCAAGGATGATAAAGCTCACATGGATTATTTAAAGCGAGATGTTTTATATGATCAAAAAAAAGGAGGAAAAAACAAAGATATTAACCAAACAGCTGATGAAAAACATATATCTAAATTAGCTGGCGATGTAAGACATGATGAAACATTTTTGTCTAAACATATGAAACACAATAAATAATCATGGGAATAGGTAAAAAAATGACAAAAGGAATGATTCACGGAGGAGTGGATCTTTCACACAAAGGACCAAAAATGAGTGGTAAAGCTAAAAGCTTAGAATCATATCCAGGCGGTATGCCAGGACCAGGTGAGTACGGTAGTATGAACAATAAGGTTGTAGGAAAAGGTATGATGAAATATATGGCTGGAGAACCTGTAGGTATGGCTAAATACAAAACAAATGCTCAAAGAAAAGCCGCACATGCTAGTATGGCTGAAAAAGGAGCCGGTAAATATGGTAAACATATGGGCCCTGAGAAAGAACTAGTTGGTAAACAAAAAAATTTACCAGAGGAACTTAAAGCTAAAATTGAAGCTGCTCCAGGAAAATACGGACATAAAAAAGGTAAACATAAAGGTCCAGCGATGCCGTTTGGAGAAGGATATGTTGATTCTGAAAAAGCGGATGCAGATGAGGTAGTTGTTTCTGCTAAAGCACTAACTAATCGTCAAGCAAAAACAAAAAGAAAAGCTCGTCTTGAAAAAGATCCTGTAAAAAAAGAACGTCTTGAAAAAAGAAGTGAAAGACAAGCTGCTAGACAAAAAAGAAAAGAAATTAGAAAAAGTAAAAGAGAAGAAATAAAAAAGACTAGAAAAAGTCCAGCTAAGACAAAAGAATACATACAAGACAAAGAAAGTAAAATAGAAGGAAAAGCGGTAAGAATTATCGGTAGCGGATCTGGAAAAGTTTTAGCTTCAAGAAATAAAAAAGAAGTTGGTAAAAAATACAAAAAGTAAAACCAATAAAACCATTAATTATACACCAATTAACAATTAATTATTAACAAACAAAAACAATTATTATGGCAGGTTATTTAGAAATCCCTATCACGGGTGGAACAGGAGCAACTTCAATTACAAACAAAGTTGTAATTTCAAAAGAGAGTATTATCTCTATTCAACAAGGTACAGTTGGAGCTCCACAAACAAATCCAACAACATTAACTCATATCTTATGTTCAGATGGTATTGAGTTTCAACTTACTCACACTGCAGCAGCTGCTGGTTTTTCAGTACTAGATTCTCTTCTTGAAGGGTGGACTGGTTCTCCAGGAAATGGTGTATCTAAAGTAGGTGGTATTCCAGCAACAGTTAGTGCAACTGGACAAGCTCTTACTTTTGTAACATTTACTCAATTAGTAATATCATAAGTATGAAACCTGGTTTAGGTGATAAAATAGAATCTTTCACTAAGGCTACTGGTATCAAAAAAATCGTTGACACAGTTTCACAGGGTTTAAACATACCCTGTGGCTGTGAAAAACGTAAAAACGTATTAAATAAAATGTTTCCTGGAAAATGAGTTTTAAATTAAAATCACCTTTTACAAAACATGCTACTCCAATAGTTAATATGCCTATGGAAGAAAACGTTATGGGTAGAGCTGATAAACGAGGAAATATTTTAATAAATAAAGATTTAACAGATCCTAAACAAATAGAAGATACTATTAATCATGAAAATGTTCACATTGAACAGATGAAGTCTGGTAAATTAGATTATGATGATAAAGCTGTTTATTTTAAAGGTAAAAAATTTTTAAGAAAAGAGTTTAACGAATCAAACAAGAATTTACCTTGGGAGATAGAAGCTTATAAAGCAGGATAATTATGTCTAAACCTAAAAAAAAATTTAAAGATACTAAGGTAGGAAAATTCTTACTAGGTAAATCAGGTATTATAAATGTAATAGGAGATATATTGCCTGATCGTGGTGCACTAGGCATGGTTAAAAACCTTATAGACAAGGATGAAGACTTACCACCACAAGACAAAGAAATAGCTCTTAAATTATTAGAGCAAGATATGACTGAACTACAAGAAATTTCAAAACGTTGGGAAAGCGATATGAAATCAGATAGTTGGTTATCTAAAAACACACGACCAATGACATTGATATTTTTAACAACATCTCTTGTTATTTTTATTTTGTTAGATGGTTTTGATATAGCATTCAGTATTGATACTGGGTGGATTGATCTTTTAAAATCACTTCTAATAACCGTTTATGTTGCCTATTTCGGTTCAAGAGGTGCAGAGAAATTTAAATCAATAGGCAACAAATAATTAAATTTAATAAAATGAGTGAAGCTAAACAAATGATTACCGAAGACCAACTGAAAAAAATTCAGGACTTTCAAAAAGAATTAAACAAACTTTTAAATGAAGTTGGATTTTTAGAAGCCCAAAAAGCCCAAGTATTAGGAAAATTTGGTGAAGTTAACAAACAAACTGAAGATTTCAAAAAAGAGTTAGAAAAAGAATACGGATCGATTAATATTAATCTTGAAGACGGATCTTTTGAACCTATCGAAAAAGAAGAAGACAAGAAAGAGTAATGTCATCTGTTATTAGAAAAATTAGTATTGGTTCTGATTATAAAACCGATGCAATGCATTATTCTTTGACCCAGTCAGTATATGGAGGTCATACTATATCTCATATACTCTTTGATACAAAAGATAATTCTTATAACATTTACATTAAAAAAAACAACGAGGTATTGCCGTGGAAGAAATTTAATTCTAACATGGCTATATCCGTTGAGTATGATTTAGAGTATTAATGAAAAGTTTATTTGATTTTATCGTTGAGCCTTACGGCCAGCGATATAATAATAAAGTAAAGGTAGGTGACAAAAGCCTTATAATTAACACTCAAGTCGAAACTTTTAAAGCTGTAAATAATATAGCAAAAGTTATAGAAGTACCTTTATCATATAAAACACCAGTTAAAAAAGGTGATTTAATAATGATTCATCATAATGTATTTAGAAGATGGTATAATATGAGAGGTGAAGAAAAAAATAGTAAGTCGTATTTTAAAGACGGTTTATATTTTGTACAACAAGATCAAGTTTATTTATATAAAAATAAAGACAAATGGTTATCATTTGGTGATAGATGTTTTGTTGCACCACTCAAAGATAAAATTGAAATACATAACGTTTTAGAACAAAACCTTATTGGTGTATTAAAATATGGTAATAGTGCGTTAGAAGCGCTAGAAATAAACGAGGAAGATGTTATAGGTTATAAACCTTTTGGTGAGTATGAATTTATTGTAGATGGTAAGCGCTTATATTGTATGAAATCAAATGATATTGTAATTAAATATGAACGTCAAGGAAACGAAACAGAATATAATCCTAGCTGGGCACAAAGCAGTTGAGGAATTAATAAAAGTTGCTAAAGAAGCTATTGTTGATTCTGATGATGATATATCAGCTGATAGATTAAAAAACGCTGCAGCCACTAAAAAGCTAGCTATATTTGATGCTTTTGAAATACTTAATCGTATTAAAGAAGAAGAAGATATGTTAAATGAAAAACCAAAAGAAGAAAAAAAAGAAAAAGCTTTTGGAGGTTTTGCAGAAAGACGATCTAAATAATGTACAAGCAAACGTTGTATAAAGTAATTGATCATATAAAACCACACGTAATTAAAAGGTTAAATAAATCTAAAAAGTGGAAATATGGTTACAATAAAGATTATGATGTTATTGTTATATCTCAAACTGGTCAAATAGGTGAGATATATGAAATACAAAATCTTAAAATAGCGTTACCAAATGAAAACAATGTTGATAAAGAAAATGACAAGTGGACTGTTCATGAATATCCTAAAACATTAAAAAAAATAAAAACGATATTTGATTGGAAACAATATCCAGATGATTTTAAAAAGAAATGGTATGCATATATTGATAGAGAATTTGCTAGACGTCACGAAGGCTATTGGTTTACTAATAAAGGTAAATCTACCTATATTACTGGTACTCACTACATGTATTTGCAATGGTCAAAAATTGATGTTGGGCAAGCAGACTTTAGGGAAGCAAATAGATTATTCTACATTTTCTGGGAAGCTTGCAAAGCAGATACAAGATGCTACGGAATGTGTTATCTTAAGAACAGACGTTCAGGATTCTCTTTTATGGCATCGGGCGAAACTGTTAACATGGCCACAATATCAAGCGATGCTAGATTCGGTGTCTTATCAAAGTCAGGGTCTGATGCTAAAAAAATGTTTACCGACAAAATCGTTCCAATCTCCGTTAATTATCCGTTCTTCTTCAAACCGATTCAAGACGGTATGGATAGGCCGAAAACAGAGCTTGCATACAGGGTTCCGGCTAGTAGATTCACTAGAAAAAAATTAGATACTAACGAACAGTTAGAAGAAATTGAAGGATTAGATACAACTATTGACTGGAAAAATACAGGTGATAATAGTTATGATGGTGAAAAATTAAAACTACTTGTACACGATGAAAGTGGTAAATGGGAAAAACCTGATAATATATTAAATAACTGGAGGGTTACAAAAACTTGTTTACGATTAGGTTCTAGAATTATAGGTAAGTGTATGATGGGATCAACGAGTAATGCTCTTGATAAAGGTGGTAGAAACTATAAAAAAATATATGATGACTCAGATGTTACCAGAAGAAACCGCAATGGGCAGACTAGCTCGGGATTATATAGCTTGTTCATACCTATGGAATGGAACTACGAAGGATACATTGACTCTTATGGGTTACCTGTCTTCGAGACGCCAGAAAAGCCAAAAAAAGGTCCAGACGGTTACCCAATTGAAATCGGCGTTATTGAACATTGGGAAAATGAAGTAGATGGTCTTAAGAACGATCCTGATGCACTTAATGAATTATATAGACAGTTTCCACGTACTGAAAAACACGCCTTCAGAGATGAAACAAAACAATCTTTATTTAATCTAACTAAGATTTACGAACAAATAGATTACAATGAAGATTTAAAACATTCAAATGTTGTAACTAAAGGTAGTTTTCAATGGCAAGATGGTGTTCAAGATACAAGCGTTATGTTTGTTCCTAGTAATCAAGGTAGGTTTTTAGTTTCTTGGGTACCAAATATAAATCAACAAAATAGAGTTATTGTTAAAAACAATAGAAAATATCCAGGTAATGAACATATGGGTGCTTTTGGTTGTGACAGTTATGATATATCAGGAACAGTGGATGGTAGAGGATCAAAAGGTTCTTTACATGGTTTAACTAAGTTTAGTATGGAAGATGCGCCACCTAACTTATTTTTTTTAGAATATATAGCTAGACCTCAGACTGCAGAGATATTTTTTGAAGATGTACTTATGGCTTGTATATTTTATGGTATGCCAATACTTGCAGAAAATAACAAACCAAGGTTATTATATCATTTTAAACGTAGAGGTTATAGAGGTTTTTCTATGAATCGTCCAGATAAAACAGCACATAAATTATCTGTAACAGAAAAAGAAATAGGTGGTATACCTAATTCAAGTGAAGATGTTAAACAAGCACATGCTGCTGCTATCGAAGCTTATATTGAAGATTTTGTAGGTTACAATAACGAACAATATGGGACAATGTATTTACAAAAAACATTAGAAGACTGGGCCGCGTTTGATATAAACAATAGAACTAAACATGATGCATCGATTAGTTCTGGCTTAGCTATTATGGCTTGTAATAAAAACAAATATAGACCCGTTGCCGAGGTTATAAAACAACCAGTCAATTTGAGTTTTTCAAAATATGACAATAGAGGTAATGAATCAAAAATAATTAATAGATGAAATTAAACACTGGTATTAATAGTGCGTTTCCAAGTCAGATGGTATCTGAGGAAGAAAAGAAATCTTTAGAATATGGTTTGCTAGTTGGTCAAGCTATTGAATATGAATGGTTTAGAGGTGGTAGAGTAAACGGTAGTAGATGGAACACAGGTTATCAAAATTTTCACAATTTAAGATTATATGCTAGAGGTGAACAAAATGTACAAAAATATAAAGATGAATTATCTATTAATGGTGATTTGTCTTATTTAAATTTAGACTGGAAGCCAGTTCCAATTATACCTAAGTTTGTAGATATAGTTGTTAATGGTATATCTGCTAAAAATTATGATATAAAAGCCTATGCTCAAGATCCTTTTTCTTTAAAACAAAGAACTAAGTATGCTCAAGGAATTATGAGAGATATGATGGCTAATGATTATTTAAAATCTATACAAGAAAATACTGGTTTAAATTTATATAACACACAAGACCCAGCAAGTTTACCTCAATCTAAAGAAGAATTAGAAATTCACATGCAGCTAGACTATAAACAATCCGTTGAAATTGCTGAAGAAGAGTTAGTAAATCAATTATTAGATTTTAATAAATATGAACTAACTAAAAAAAGAATGGTAGAGGATGTTGTAACAATTGGTATTGGTGCTGTAAAAACTAGTTTTAACAAATCTGAAGGAGTTGTTGTAGATTATGTAGATCCTGCTAATTTAGTTTATTCTTATACTAATGATCCTAATTTTGAAGATATATATTATGTTGGTGAAATAAAATCTATGACATTAGCTGAAATAAAAAAAAGGTTTCCATATATTACAGACAAAGAAATGGAAATGATGGTTAGGTATCCTGGCCGTGATGGTTATATAGCTAATCCTAATTATGATAATGATTTGGTTCAAATATTGTTTTTTGAATATAAAACATTTATTGATCAAGTTTTTAAAATCAAAAAAACTGATTCTGGTTTAGAAAAAACATTAGAAAAACCTGATACATTTAACCCGCCAGAAAGTGATAACTTTGATAGAGTATCAAGAAGTATAGAAGTTTTATTTAGTGGTGCTAAAGTCATGGGTGTTCCTCAAATGTTAGAATGGAAATTGTCGGAAAATATGACAAGACCTAAAAGTGATTTAACTAAAGTTAAAATGAATTATGCTATATGTGCACCAAATTTATATCAAGGACGTATAGAATCTTTAGTTAGTAGATGTACAAGTTTTGCTGATATGATACAGCTTACATCTTTAAAGTTACAGCAAGTGATACAACGTATGGTTCCAGATGGTGTGTTTGTTGATGTTGATGGTCTTGCTGAGGTTGATTTAGGTAATGGTACTAATTATAATCCACAAGAAGCTTTAAACATGTATTTCCAAACTGGTAGTATAGTCGGTAGAAGCTTAACACAAGATGGTGATCCTAATAGAGGTAAAGTACCTATTCAAGAATTACAAACATCAGCTTCAAACGCAAAAATTCAATCTTTAATTAACACTTACCAGTATTATTTACAAATGATTAGAGATGTTACAGGTCTCAATGAAGCAAGAGATGGTGGTCAACAAGATCCTAACGCTTTGGTTGGATTGCAAAAAATGGCTGCTAATGCTTCAAACATAGCTACAAAACATATTTTAGATGCTAGTTTATATTTAACACTAAGAACTTGTGAAAATATTTGTTTAAGAGCTGCGGATATGCTAGAGTTTGCTTTGACTGAAAACGCTTTAGCTTCTAGCATAGGAATATTTAACACTTCAACATTAGAAGATGTTAAAAATTTACATTTGTATGATTTTGGTATTTTTCTTGAATTAGAACCAGATGATGAAGAAAAAGCTATGATAGAACAAAATATACAAGTAGCTTTACAACAGAATCAAATATTTCTTGAAGACGCTATAGATATTAGAAATATAAAAAATACAGCTTTAGCTAATCAAGTTTTAAAATATAGAAGAGTTAAAAAACAAGAACAAGATCAAAAAAATCAACAAGCTCAAATACAAGCTCAAGCTCAAGCTAATGCACAAACCGCTGAACAAGCCGCATTAAATGAAGTTCAAAAACAACAAGCTCTAGCACAAACAGAAATACAAATTGAACAAGCTAAGTCTCAGTTTGAGATACAAAGAATGGAACAAGAAGCTTTAATTAAAAAACAATTAATGGCTGAAGAATTTAACTATCAATTACAGCTAGCACAAGCTAAGACTAGTAGAGAAAAACAAAAAGAACAGTTTATAGAAGATCGTAAAGATAAAAGAACAAAAATACAAGCTAGTCAACAATCTCAAATGATCAACCAAAGACAAAATGATACTTTGCCTACAGACTTTGAATCAGCTGGTAATGATAACTTAGGAGGATTTGGTTTAGAGCAGTTTACACCGCAATAAACTTATTTATTAATTTTTATTATATTATATTATGTCAAAAGAAGTAAAACAAGAAGGTACTTTTAAAATTAAAAGTAAACCTAAACAATTGGTAAAAAACGATATTGTTAAAGTCGATTTATCAAAAACTAAAAAACAAGAAAAAGATGCCGTTCAAGTCGGAGAAACAAAGAAGGTGGCTGTGGAAGAACAAGCCGGAAATAGCCCTCAAGTGGACAAATCAGTATCAGAGCCCAAAGAAATTTCTGAAACTAAAGAAGAACAACCAATAATACAAGAGGTTGTTGAAAAAGAAAAACCTAATGAAGAAAAAGTTGAAGAAGAAATAGTACAATTAGGTGAAAAAATTGAAGAAAAAGTTATTTCTCCTACGCCTGAAGAGGCGAGAGAAGTAGCTAAACTACCTGAAAACATCGAAAAAGTTGTAGACTTTATGAAAGAAACAGGTGGAACATTAGAAGATTATGTGAGATTAAATGCAGATTATTCTAATGTAGATAACGATACTCTATTAAGAGAGTATTATAAACAAGCCAAATCACACTTAGATTCAGGTGAAATTAACTTTATGATTGAAGATAATTTTTCATTTGATGAAGAAGTAGACGAGGAGCGAGATATTCGTAAGAAAAAACTCGCTTATAAAGAAGAGGTTGCTAAAGCCCGAAAGCATTTAGATGGTTTAAAAAGTCAATACTACGAGGAAATCAAGTTGAGACCTGGTACGACACAAGACCAACAAAAAGCTATGGACTTTTTCAATCGCTATAATGAAGAGCAAAACACAGCTCAACAACAACATGAAGATTTTAAATCTAATACTAAAAAATACTTTTCTGAAGATTTCAAAGGTTTTGACATCACTGTAGGAGATAAAAAATTTAGATATGGAGTTAAAAATCCTAGTGAAGTTGCAACTAAACAATCGAATATTACAAACACAATTAAGAAGTTCTTAGATGACAAAGGTAATGTAAAGGATGTTAAAGGTTATCACAAAGCTATGTATGCTGCTGACAATGTTGACTCAATTGCAAAACATTTTTATGAGCAAGGTAAATCCGATGCTACTAAAGATCTTGTTGCAAAATCTAAAAATATTACAAACGATGTAAGGTCTACGCCTGCAGGGGATGTATTTGTTGGAGGATTTAAAGTTAAATCAATCAGTGGTCTTGATTCTTCTAAATTGAAGATAAAATCAAAAAAGTTTAACTAAAAACAAAATTAATTATTATGGGACAAATGACTCCTGTGTTTGGAAGTATAATACCTTCTCAACAACAATT